TATCTACATAGGCTTGTGCCTGCTGCCGTAAATCCTCTAACAAGGCTTGCTTATATGCGGTTTCGTCAAGGTTTCCCTCGGGGTCTGTATAGGTTTCTTCGTCTATGTCTTGATCGAAAGAAACGGTTTTACAATAAGGGATTGCATATTGAATCTCACTCTCAACATAAAGGCTTGCGGTTTCATCAAGCGCATTTAAGAGTAAACCGTCCTTACCAACCGGGAGTAATTTTGTAACAACATTATCCCATGTTTCCTCGCAAGTAATCTCTCTTAAATTCTTCTTATAACGAACCGTAACCCCGTTATCCTGCCCTATGCCCTGCCGGATTGCTATGTTGAAATTATCACGGACTAAATGACCGCCCCAACGCTCCAAAATCGTTTGTATTGCCCCGTAAAGCGACGTTCTAACACAACGGTAAGAATCAACCGTTGCAACGTCTGAAATGGTCGTAAATGGACTTGTGGGAGTTGTGGCATTGTTTAAATGGTCTAATGCGTCGTTACAAGTCTTATCGACAACGTAAGAATCCTCAATCAAGTAATTTTCGGAATCATAGAAAACGTGCCATGCTTTGACCGTGATTTTTGACCTTGTTTTTTGTGGGTTGGTGATACGGAACGCTTGGTCGCCTTGTGGGGTATCGGCAACAACAATATTGCCCTCTACCATGTATTCGACGTATTCAAGCCCCGTTTCTAAATCAAGGTAATAGTCGCCGTTATCCTCTTTATGAACCCTTGCTTTTAGTGGGTGTAAAACTACATCGCCGTTTGTGGTAAATGATTTATCCGTTGCGGAAAATAACTTAATCATGTTATCGCTCCTTTAAGCGTATGCCACTATTTCGGTTAAGTTTAAAAAGCCGTCTGCGCCCCATGTCGGCTCTGACGTTCTGTTGTTTATAGATATATAACCCGTTATAGAATGATCGCCCGTTAATGCGCTAATATCGTAAGTTTTCTCGAATGATTGCTCGCTCCAATGATAACCCCCGCCTTCGCTCCGTAACGTATCACTTGCGCTATCTATTCCTAACTTTATAGAGCAATCCGCAAAACCACCGCCACCGCTTGTTGTACCTTTGATTGTGATTGTCGAAAAATCGGTAAAATCAAACGTGATATTTCCAGTAATGCTACCGCTTGACTGTGGCGATCTATAATAACTTATACCTAAATTTAAACCGCTAACCGAAAAATTATTTAACGTTACACCGTCTGCAAGTACCCCGTCTTTAAAGATTTCATTATCTGCGGTAAATACCGTTTCTCCGTTGTAAATAACCGTCTTAACCGTCGTGCCGTTAAAATTGATCGATTTAATTGTCGTACCGTTGAATATAAAAGGCATGGTTTACCTCCTATGATTTCATAATAGTTAAGGTTGTACCGCTCAACGAAAAGGTTAAATTTTCTGTTGTGTAAACGTCCTCTAAATCTGCTTTTTCCGCAAGTGCGGATTTTACCGCATGAACGCTCGGTGCGTCCGTGGTAGAATTGCCCGCCAATGTGTCAAATACTTTTGCGATTGTATTTAATGGTGTAACCGCTACTTTTTTTATCCACATAATCTAAACCTCCTATGTTAACCATTTAAACCCGATATAATTTATAATTCCCGAAAAAACATAAGTGTTTCTATAATTACCTATAAACAAGTGTTCGTCGTTGCCCGTTCCTCCCGTTGTATATGGGAAAGTAGCATTGTAAACCTCTGTACCGTCAATCGTCACGGTTATAGTTGTGCCGACTTTTCGTATAACAACGTCTTTATCTTGTGCGTTTCCTACATTCGTTTCACTTACAAGCCCTATAATTAAATCATTACTTGAATCAAGGTATATTTCCGTAAGGTTTGACGGTCTTGTTTGACTTCCCGACAATAAAGCATTACCGACAACGACAATATCCCCGCCCACGTTGTTAGGCACGGCATGAACGTTAAACTCAATTTGCCAATCTCTATTTACATTATCGGTATGATAAAGCGAAAAGCCCGAATCAATACAATAATTTGTAAGCGGTTGATAATTATTATGGTATGCCGACGGGAAAACTAAATCCTCATAATAAAACGCATAAGCGGAAATATCGCCTTTTCTTAAAATCCTATCTGCGCCTTGATATTGTTCTCTTACCATAACCCCGTCGCTATTTGTTACAAGGTAAATTTCGTCGTTCTTTTTAGGAGAAAACGGCGCACGGATTTCTGCAATAATATTAGTTAAATCAACCGTATTAGTATACGACCACGAATTAACGGTTTCTCCCGCCGTATAAGTCGTTCCGTTATAATTAACCTTTTTGTTGTCTGCCACATATAAAACCCATAAGGCATTATAAGAGTTATATTGTACTTTAACGTCGCCTATTGTTTGCGGTGTATTTGTATAGAGAATATCAACGGATTGTAAAACCGTGTCGTTTTCGTCATACTGAATTACCCTTACCGTTGCGTCGCCTCCGCCCGTTGAAACTGTAACGACCTCATACTTGCGTAACCCAACTAACGACCCGTCAACAAACCATGCTTGCTCGGTCAATCGTTTAATTTTGCTTATTTTACTATTACCGCCTCCGCCACATCTTATATATGCCATTATGAAACCCTCACTTTCACGCTTAAATTGCTTGATTGTGCCTCAAACGTCAACGTAACGCTCCCGTTTGCTACACTTACCGCCGTTGGATTTACTCCGTAAGAATCCGTGTATACGTCAATCGTGCTATTGGTCGTGATAGCGTTATTTGACAACGTAAGGCTTGTTTGCCCTGCGGTAAGCGTTCCCGTTACGTCGGTAAAAATTCCACCCCCTGCGGGTGCGCTTGTAACCTCGTAACCCTCGGGTACGGTTGCGCCGTCAAAATATAAAATACCGTCCGTCGGTACGGTGTAAGATTGACCGTTAATAACATCAAAAGTGGTCGTTGTTTCGTCTGTAAAAGTGATCGTGTAAGTGTCAACAAGCCCGACCGTTGCGGTTTTTTCAATACTTGCAATTCCTCTGCCCCTTTCAACCTCGATTGTGGTTGTTGAACCGTCCGTAAGGGTAATTGTGTAAATTTCGCTACCCTCCGTACTTGACGTTTTCTCAATGCTTGCAATACTGTTTCCTGCTTCGCCTTTAAGCATGATAATTTTAACCGTGCCTATGTTGGTTGTGTTCTTAACGTCCATGTCTGCCCTCCTAATATGTTACATCGTTCTCAATATCCAAAATGCCTTTTAGCACCGTGAATTTATCGGAATTGACCCCGATCTCGAAATCATAATAATACTTTCCGGCTTCTATTCCCTCGGTATCGGTTGGGGCTACACGAACAACGTATTGACCGGGTGCGACCTTGGAAATACCGAAAGTTAAATCCTTTTGAAAAATTGTTTCCTCTGCGTCATAACTTGATTTACAAGTGAAATACGCACTCTCTAAATCCTGCGTGAATAAAGCCCCGTTTTCGTCCTTTAGCTCCACTCCAAACGTGAGGGTATCGCCCCGAACCATTGACATATTAAAATCCATGTTCTACCTCCTAAATCCACCGTGAGTAATTGTCAATTATGATCTGTGAAATATCGCCACTCCATGAAAGCGTATTGCGCCCGGTCTTAAAGAACAAATTGTTATAATCCCCGGTAACAAGCCTATTTTTCAAAATACCGTCCTTGCTTGCTTCCATTTCTGCGCAATCAATCGTTATATATTCCTCCGAACCTAACGCAATACTTAAAGCCTGCTGCCCGTTAAGGCTTAACTGAATACTTCCCGTGCCGTAAATTGTAATCTTTGGCTTTGAAAACGTGTTCCCGGTATTCGTTACATTGATTGACGGTACATTGTTATCAATCAAATTTACATCGGCTTCAAAATTAAGCGTATTTGCGTTGATATAAAACCATAAGTAATTATAAGATTGTGACGTTGCAAGCGTGGCGGTAAGGGCTACACTTTGTTCGTTCTGCAAGTTTAGATAAGTACCTCCGAAACTCTTTGCGTCCGACGGTACACCGTCAATTAAACGGATATTTGCGGAACTAACCCCCGTTCCCGTGGCATTTGCGCTCAATGTGTATTCCCCGGCTTTAAGTTTTAATTGATTGATAGGTAAATAAAACTCGGTTGCTGCCGTTGCCGTTCCACTTAAAGAAATAACTCCGTTTTGTGCCGTCAAGGTTAAGCCGTTCTTGGTCTGCGAAAAATCATTGAAAGTTAGCAAAGAACCGAAAGAAAACGTCAATGCCTGCTCAACTGTGGAATACTTAAAAGGTTGTACGTGAAATTCAACCGTTGCCGTCTTAAATCTTATCAATCTATCATAATTTATTTGTTTTATGATCTGATAATAGTAAAATTTGTCCGGCTCATTCGAAAAAGTGACAATTCCCGACCCGTTAAAGTACGCTATAACATCATCTACGTTATAATCGCCGTACAATCCAATCTTAATTTGTTTGCTATAAGCTGCATAACCCAACTCGGTTATAATATCGCCGTCCTTACCGTCTATTTCCTCGGTTTGTGTCCTCATTTGAGGTTTAGAAATAGAGGGCAAGGATTGAATTAAAAGCCCGGTAATAGTTGTGCTTTTTTTGCCGTTTAAGATAACGTAATTCATATCCTGCCCCCTATTTTAAGTGTAAATTAACCGTGTTACGGTCTTATCAACAAATCTGCCTGCTACTTCATCGTCTAACTCAATTTTCATTTCGCCCAACGCTTCCTTAAATGCGGAAACCATGTTGCCGTATGCGGAATACTCCCCATTTGCAGCATTTACACCGTTTAAGTTTGCGTCCACGTCGAAACTTTTCGGGATTGAATCCTGCATTTCTTTTGTGACGTTTTGCATTTCATCTTCAAACCCTACACCGATACCTAAAGCAAGGTTTTTACCTACCTCGTCACGCATTAACTTTGACGGCGAATTGATACCGAATATCTTTTTAATGCCGTTCATTATGCTTTCGCCAAAACCTTTAATCTTGTCAAGCACCCATTGCGTCGTATCTTTGATACCCTCCCATAAGCCTTTAACAAGGTCTTTACCGATTTCTACTATTTGTTTTGGCAACTTTCCGAAAGCCTCGGTTACTTTGATACCGACAACCACAACTTGTTTAATCAAGTATGCCGTGGTTTTTACAATCCCGGCTGTCAACTCAACCAAAATATCTACACCCATTGCAAGGATTTTAGGTAAATTTTTTGCAAGCGTCGATACGATAGTTGAAATAATCGTCGGTAACATTTCGATAAGTTGCGGTATTGCTTTTGTAAGACCCTCAATTAAGCCTACAAGTAAATCTATACCCGTTTCGATAACAAGCCCGATATTATTTAATAAAACATCAACAATCGTATCAATAATTGTCGGTAACATTTCGATTAACTCGGGGATTGCTTCTATAATACCGTCGATAAGAGAATTTAATAATTTAATACCCGTTTCAATTATTTTCGGCAACTGATTAACAAGCGTTGTTACCACTTGTAATATGAGTTGCGGTAACATTTGCAATAATTGAGGTATA